GACGATCATCGGACTCGGCTACAAGGTCGTCACAGACCCTCGGAACGTCCGACCCCTCACCGTCTACATCGAGCCTCCCACGTTCACCACATTCACATCGAATGTCGGGAATCTCACCTGTCGAGTCTCGATTCTGGCTCCCCCACCAGGGAATCAGGACTCGTCCGATTATCTGCTCACAGCTGTCGATCAGATCATGGACTCAGCTGTCCCAGTCACCGAAGGACGACCAGGTTCCCTCGATGTCGGAGGACAGCTTCTCCCCTGCTATGACCTAACAGTAAGAATCGCATCCAAGCGCAACTAGAAGGAGCCCTCAATGGCTACAACTACCTACCTCACGAATCCCAGCGTGACTGTCAATGCTGTCGACTTCTCCGATCAATGCTCCTCAGCGACGATCACAGTCGGCTACGACCAGCTGGAGGCGACAGCCTTCGGAGCACAAGGCCGAGCCTATGTCGCTGGCCTCGAATCCGTCGAGGTCACTCTCACGCTGTTCGCCTCCTACGGGACTGGAGAAGTGGAAGACACGCTCGCTGGTCTGGTCGGAACGACCACGACCCTCGTCGTGAAACCCACCGACGCTGCTGTCGGAAGCTCGAATCCGTCCTACACGATCACGGGAGCTTTCCTCACCTCATTCACTCCCATCAATGGGAGCGTCGGAGAGCTGAGCTCCTACGATGTGAGTTTCGTCGGCGGTACTTGGGTACGAGCGACGAGCTGAGCTGAGACGGTTCCGACATGAAGCTCACAATGATCTACAACATCGGAGAAGGCCCAGTCGAGGTCACGACTAATCTAGCGACGATCGTCGCATGGGAACGCCGCTACAAGCGGAAGATCTCGACAGCTGACAGAGATGGCCTCGGAGTCGAGGATATGGCCTTCCTAGCTCATGAAGCATCTAAGCAGCGACAGATCGTCGTCCCAGCTGTTCTCGACGACTTCATCCGAAAGCTCGAAGACCTGGAGATCGTGAGCGAACCAGTAAACCCTACTCAGGGGACACCTACCGAAGAAGACTCGCCGAGCTCCTAGTCGAGATCGGATGGTGGCCCCCTCACATCGAGTTCGATCTGGACGACATGGCTACAGTCATCCAGATCATCAATGATCGGAGAGACAATGGCCGCAGAGGTTCAAGGAGTCAAGGAAACCGCTAAGGCTCTCCGTCGCATCGACCCCGAGCTGCGGAAGGAGTTCAACCGTGAAGTCAAGAGGATTGCCGCTCCGATCACCGACACAGCGAAAGCAGCCTACGCCGACTATCTGATCCCCTCTGGCACTCGGAGAGTGTGGACACAGCGAGAACGACAGATCTATCCGTTCACCGTCGCCAAGGCTCGCCGAGGAATCCGAACCAAGGTCGACACCTCCAGATCAGCTAGGTCATCGATCAAGGTCATCCAAGCGAACCCAGCAGCAGCGATCTACGAGTTCGCTGGAGCTAAGACAGACAACCCTCTCGGACGAGCGTTCAGCTCCAAGGGACGAACCCCAGCTCGGATCATGTGGCCTTCAGCAGAAGCGAAGCTTGCTCTCGTGATCGATGAGATGAGAGACTTAGCGAAGGAAGTCGAGAAGCTCGTCCAGAAGGAGCTCGGCTGACATGGCTATTACCATCCCGATCCTGTCCGAGTTCTCGGACAAGGGAATCCGAGCCGCTGAGGGAGCGTTCAAGAAGCTCGGAGACCTAGCGAAGACCACAGCGAAGATCGTCTCTGGGGTCGCTGTCGCCGGAGGAATCGCAGCTGTCAAGGTCATCGACCTAGCCTCGGATCTATCCGAATCCCAAGCGAAAGTCGGCGAGATCTTCGGAGATTCAGCTGTCGAGATCGAGAAGTTCGCCGCTACAGCTGCCTCAGCTCTCGGCCAGTCGAAGCAAGACGTACTGAACGCCGCTGGAACCTTCGGAGTGTTCGGGAAGGCCGCTGGCCTGACTGGGACAGAGCTCTCCACGTTCTCGAACGACTTCACAGCTCTCGCCTCCGATCTCGCCTCATTCAATAACACCAGCCCTCAAGAGGCGATCGATGCCATCGGAGCAGCTCTCCGAGGAGAAGCGGAACCACTCCGCCGCTATGGAGTCCTCCTCAATGATGCTCAGCTTCGCCAAGCTGCTCTAGAGCTCGGCATCTACGACGGGAACGGAGCTCTCACAGCTCAACAGAAGATTCTCGCAGCTCAGAAACTCATCTACGAGCAGACAGCGGACGCTCAGGGAGACTTCGCTCGAACATCAGGAGGACTAGCGAACCAGCAGCGAATTCTCAAGGCTCAACTAGCTAACGCTGCTACAACTATTGGGACGACCCTCCTACCGATAGCGACTAAGCTGTTCAGCTTCATCGCTGACAAGCTCATCCCGATCGTCGAGAGGGTCTCTCAAGTCTTCGCCGATGAAGGCTTCTCTGGGGTCGCTCGGATGATCGGAGACATGATCCCTCCAGCTCTGGAGAAACTGAAGGAGCTCGGAGCTGCTCTCCTCAACTGGGTCGGAGAACAGATTCCAGGCTGGCTCAAGAAACTCGGAGAGCTCGGCCAAGCTCTGATCGACTGGATCGAGCCTCGGATCGTTCCGATGCTCAAGAAACTCGGAGAGTGGGCAGCCGCCGCCGCCGATTGGATCCTCGACGAAGGCCTCCCAATGTTGGTGGACAAGCTCGTCGAACTAGGTCAAGCTTTCGTCGATTGGATCGGCCCGAACATCCAGCCGATGCTCAAGAAGCTCGGAGAGCTCCTAGCTGCTCTCCTCCAATGGATCGTCACGGATGCTGTTCCCAAGATCACCGTCGAAGCTCTCAAGCTAGGTAAAGCTCTGCTGTCATGGACAGCTCAGCTGCTACCTCAGGCTCTCGCTGGTCTCGCTGGTTTCCTCTGGGAGCTCGTCAAGGAACTCCCGAGTCTGTTCGCTGGTCTCATCAAGCAAGCAGGAAAGCTGGGACTAGAGCTCGGCGAAGCTATGTGGGAAGCTGTCGCTGATGCTGCTGAGACAGCGTTCACTAGAATCCTCTCATTCTTCAAGCAGGTACTTAACAGGATCATTGGAGCTTTCGAGACAGCGATTAACTGGGTCATTGGAGCGATCAACAAGGCGATCCGAGCTTATAACAAGATCCCATTAGCTCCCGATATCAGCGAGATCCCGAAGGTCACGCTCCCCAGGCTCGCCGATGGTGGAATCGTCACCAGCCCGACAGTTGCCATGATCGGAGAAGCTGGCCCAGAGGCCATCATTCCGCTCGATCGAGCTGGAGGCTTAGGCAACGTCACAGTCAATGTCTCTGGATCCGTTATCACAGAAGGCGACCTCGTGGAGAAGATCCGTCGAGGCCTCATCAACTCTCAGAAGAATGGGAACGCTCTGGTCTGGAGCTTCTCCTCGTGATCCCTTGTAAGCCGACAGTCCGAATCAGACTTGGGACAGGGATCTCCTTCGGAGCTGGCTTTGTTCTCGGCTCTGTCGACGAAGGAATCCTAGGGACGAACGTCCTAGCCTCCTCACTCGTCGACTACATCGACATCTCCGATCAAGTCACCAGGATCGCCACCAGACATGGGCGAGATCGTGTGTTCAATAACTACACAGCGAGCTCCTCGACCGTCCAATTCCTCGACTTCACGGGAGACTGGAATCCAGCGAACCAGAGCGGCCCCTACTATGGGGAGATCCTCCCGATGAGGCAGCTCCAGATCTCCTGTGACTATCAGGGGACGAACTACGCTCTCTACTCTGGTTATATCACCAGCTGGGATTACGAATGGGCCGACCAGTCCGCCGATTACGCTCTCGTCACCGTCCAAGCTGTCGACGCTTTCAGAATCCTCCAGCTAGTCAACATTACCTCAGTCACAGGAGCATCGACCCACGACCTCCCAGGGGAACGGATCGGACAGATCCTCGATGAAGTCGGCTGGCCTGTATCGGCCCGAGATCTCGACATCGGCACGACTGAACTACTGAACGACCCAGGGACTACGAGAACAGCTCTATCAGCGATCCAGGTCGTCGAAGAATCCGACCTCGGAGCGTTCTACATAGCGAACGATGGGACAGCTGTCTACAGATCGAGAGTCAGCTTGTCCCAGCAAGGAGCTGGCACTCCTTACTACTTCGACGACACGGGGACGAATATCCAATATCAGGGTCTCGACATCAATTTCGACGAGACCGAACTCGCTAACGATATTACGTTCGCCTCGATCTCAGGCCCGTCTCAGAATGTATTCGATCAGAACTCGATCGATAACTACTTCGTCCGAACATACGAACGATCAGACCTTATGACGTTCTCGAATAGCGACGTTCTCGCTCAAGCGAACAGAGTCCTCAACTATCGGAAGACTCCTCGGCTCAGAAT